TTAATTCTTCTTTAACAACTTCTTTTGCTAATTTTAATTCAGCAATTTCAGTACGTAGTTTTTCAATTTCAGAAAAGAACATTTCTTTAGAAACTGATTCAACAATTCTTTTAGGTGTAGCAGGTGTAGCAGCTTGTGCTTCTACTTCTTCTTCTACTTCAGGAGCTTCTTCAACTTCTGCAACAGGTTCTTTAATTTCAGCAATAATACCTTCTACTGCTACAACTAAAATCATTCCGTCTTCAAGTTCGTATTCTCCAACAGGCATAGGAATTTTTTCCTCCCCGTTTACAATAAAAACATTGTTATCCATTTCAAAAGCATCAGCTTCTATAACAGTAACTCCGTCTTTAAGTTTCATTTGGGCAAGTTTTACTTCCATACCCAAAAGAGTTTTGATTTCATTAATTACATTCATATTTACTTATTTAACATTTACTTATTTAAGACTATTAATTGTTTTTGTAATTACATTTGGGTCTCCACTTCCAATTAAACTTCTTACATCTTTTGCAATTTGTATTGAATTAAAATCTAATCCTAATTCTTTTGCTTGTTTAGCTGCATTTTCATATAAATTAATCATTTCATTAGCATCTTTTGAATATTTCTCACCTTCTAAAATAACCAATCTTCTAAAATCTACAAATTTTTGAAACGAATCATTAAATTCTTTATAACTTGCTTTAGATTTATTTAAAGATTTAGTTAAGTCATCAATTAAAGCTAACTCTATTTTTTGAGAAGCTAATTCTGTTTTTCCAAACAAAGCATTGTTTACTAATTTTTCAGTTGTCATATTATTATTTTTTTATTATAATTATTTTTATAACACTTTGTTATAAATTACGTTGTTCTTGTTGAAATTATATTTCCTGCTCCATCTCTAACTACTGCAGTAGAACCTCCAACTAAAGTTCCTATTCCTTGTTCTGATAATTCTCCATTGCAACATTTTTGCGAGTATTTACCATCTTTGCATAAGCAACCTCTATTACCACCTGTTGGTGAACTTGTCTTTCCCATAATTTTATTTATTAATTTCAGCATTAGTTATTATTGATTTTATTTTGTCTATTAATTCTTGTTCTTTAGCAAGTTCTAAACTCATTTCTAATTTGTCCGAAAAATATCCTTCGACACTTATTCCTAAATAAGTTCCGTTTTTAATTTCTTTCCAAACTTTATCATTGTCAATACTCATAATAACTGCCCAAGCACCTTCTACTGCATTTAAATCATATAAAGCAGTTTTATCTATTTTAGGATTATCAACTGTCCAAGACTCTACAACTGAAACTCCTTCAACTTCTGTTTTGTGTTCTAATGTAGCATTGTTATTATTTAATTTTTTTAAATATAATCTTGCTGCCTTGTTTACAGTTTCTTTTGAGAATTTAATATTATATTCATAATCACCATTTTTTCTATAAATAAGTTTATCTGGAACTAAAGCCAAACCTATAATAATTCTTTTTTCATCATCAACTGATTTAAATTCAATTCTATGATTATTTAAAGCAACCCAATTTTCTTCTATTGCAGGAAACTTAACTAAACTTAAAGCATCTATACCATCTTTATCTTGACTTTCGTCAATAAATAATTCTATTGTTTCTAATTTTTTAGCCATTGTATTTTTTTAATTATAATTAATTTATATTTATTTTGTTTATCCTATTGAAGCACTTGAAATTATATTTCTGTCTAAACTTTGAGCAGTTGTAACATCATTAGAAACCACATAAGCCTTTATAGGTTGTTGTTGTTGATTTCCTATTGTTTGTGCTAATTGATTTGTTGAACTTGCACCTACTACGTTAAATGCGGGAGCAGCAGGAGTAGGAGCAGCACCTCCACCAACCCCTCCGCCTGAAGCAGGTGTAGCACTTCCTCCACTTGATAATAATTTTTTAGCTTTTGCTATATTAGATGCAATCATTGTAGCAGAACTTAAATAAGATGCAGCAGTTGCTAATGGTCCAGCAATAGGTGCTCCTGGTCCTGCTAATTTTGCTGCTTCTGCTCCTGCTTTAATTGCCATTGGTACTGCATTTGAAAACGCTGATGCAGTATCTATACCTATTTGAACTAATGTTAATGCTTTCATTGCCATTTGCCCTGCTTTACTTTTAGCTATTCCTGCATCTTGCAAAGCAGCAAGTAAATTCATTCCACCTTGTGTTACTAAAGATAAAGCCTCGTATTTTCTTTTTTGAGCATCTATCTCATATTGTGCTAATTTATCTGCTTTTGCTTTTTCATCTGCATCTCTTTTAGTAGATTTATCTGATTCACTTGCAAAATATTCTGTATCTAATTCAGCTAATTTTCTTTTATGTTCTTTTTCTATTTCTTCAGTAGATAAACCTTTTTGTAATAAACTTTGTTTTTTTAATTCAAAATCAGCATTTTCTTTTTCAACTTTAATTTGATTTTCAGTTTTTAAAGCATCTTCATTTGCTTTTTTTGTGTCTGCAATTAATTTTTGTGCTGCTTCGTATTCATCTCTTGCTCTTTCTCCTTGACTACTTATGAATGCTTGACGTTCTTTTTCTATTTCTTCTAATCTCTTTTTTTCTTCTTCTGCTTTTCTTATTCTTTCTTGTTTAGCTTTTTCATCATTAGCCGCTTGTTTTTCTTGTGATGCCTTTCTTGCTTCTGCTCTTTTTTCAGCTTCTTCTTTTTCAGTTTTAGACATTTCTTTTGTCCCTTCGTTAAATCTTTTTACAGATTTATCATAATTAGAACTAAAATCATTAACAGAACTTTTTGCATCTTTCCAAGCCCCGCTAAAATCTCCAGAAATAAGTTTTTTAATTGCACTACCTAATATTCCTAAAGATTGGAATACTGCAGTAACAGAACTATATACTACACCAAATGCTTTTGATACAGTAGGTAAAGCACTAATAGCTAAATCAACTAATGTATTAAATAAAGGTTCTACTGCTCTAAATACACCATTAAATAATTTACCCAATCCATTTAATAATGGTTGGATTTTCTTCATTGCATTTTCATTGTCTTGAAATGCAGCAACTAATCCACCAATTAAAGAAACAAATAAACCTATTCCTGTTGCTTTTAAAGCACCACCAAAAGATTGAGTAGCTACCTTTGCCTTATTTAAAGCACCACCAACCATACCTAATGGGCCACCTGCACTTTCTAAACTATCAATCCAATCAGATGAAGCGTTTTTAGAGGATTTAATTTTATCTTCTAAATCGTCTATTTGGTTATATAACTTTTTAAAATCTTCAGAACCTGCAGCAGTATCTTTTAACTGCCTTTTTAATGCTTTTAAATCAGCAATAGATTCACCAACATTTGATTTTATTTCTAACTCTATTGTTTTCTTTTCAGCCATTTTATTTCTCTTTTGATTTGGTTAAATCCTTGTTTTAATGTTGTTGGTCTTTGATATTTTCCTTTAGCTATTTCAATCAATTCACTTTGTCCGTAAAATTCATCTAATGCTAATAAATCTAAAATGTGCTTTATCATAATTTTATATTTCTTCTATTGTTGGATTCCATTCAGGTGTTGAAAGAATTTCTAATATTTCTTCATATGTATAAGGACCTTCTTTTGTTGTTAAAGATTCTACACTAATAGGCGTTTGTTCTTGCTCCCATTTAACAAATGTTTTTGTTCCGTCTACTGACTTCATAACTGTTTCTATTGATGTTTCTAATACTTGTGTAAAATCTATTTGAGATAATTCTTCAGTATTAAAAATCATAAATTGTCTTTGATTATAATCCATATCTTGATTTTATTCCATTAAAGTTTTGTAATATTTCTGTTGATGATAAAAATCTATTATAGGTATTTACATTATAAATAGTGCCGGTAAATCCTTCATTAAATTGACCTCCAGTACTTACATACCCTCCACTACTACCTAATAGTACAGGTAAATTACTATAAAGTATATTTCCTGATGTAAAAGTAGTTGTACCTATTTGATTACCATTTAAATAAGCAATAGCTATACCCGTACTACTATCATATGTGTATACAATATTATATATAGTATTTGTGGTAAAAGAATAATTTACATTTAAAGGACAATAAGTACCATTATTTGTTGAACATTGCAAAATAGTTCCATAGTTATTTATTCTAATCATATATGATAAAAATGGAGTAACCCAAGGCGGACCATTATAAGGTTTTACAATTAATGTGCTATTAATATTAGTAAAACTTGTTGGTTTAATCCATACATCTAAAGTAAAAACAGTAGGTCTTAATATAGTGGTATCTGATATTGAAACATAATCATCAGTACCATCAAATACAATACCTCCTCCATTTGCAGAAGTAAAAGTAGGACTATTTACAAGTGTTCCATTATTACTATATTGACTTAAATCTGTCCATAATGTTCCTGTACCTGGATAAGATTCTGTATTACCAGCGTCTAAATTTAATACAATACTTGTATCAGGTACTTCTCTAAAATCTGTTAGTAATTCAAATTGAACTTCTCCTGTTGTTAAATCTGTTGTAAAGGTATTAATCAAATATCTCTTATCTCTTATAATAAGCCTATCGTTTAATTTAAGCGTAGTTAATAATGATGTTGGTAATATTCCACTAACTTTAATTAATCTTGCTTTAGAATCAAATATATTAGCTAAATAGTTTTCGTAATATTGATTGTATAAACTATTAGTTATTATTTCATTTGTTAATGTTGATTGTTGAATATTAAAATTTAAACTATAAGTATCTGTTCCATCATAATATTCTTGCCCAAAGGATTTATAAGATGTATGTTGTGTTGATGTACCACCGCTTATACTTGTATTAAACCAAAAATCAGTTCCTGTTAATGGTGTTAATGCAGTAGGATTATAATCGTATAATATAACAGGTTTGGGAGTATACTTTTGTAAATCTGTTTTTAAAGCATAGCCGACTTGTAATTTATCTTGTAAATTATTAAAGTTTAAATCTTCAAAAGGCAATTTAATATTATATTCATCTCCATCATTATTTGTATCGTAAAATAAAGAGCCATATTGAATTCCATTAGCAGAATTAAATCCTACGTTTACTAATGATTCTGATTTTTCATATTCAAAGTTTATTTTCTTATACGTTTTAACCCTATTTAAATTTACGTTATCAGATTTAATATATTTTGTAATATCTCTAATTGTTCCACTTGTATAATAACTTTCTAATTGTTCAATAGTATAGTTTATTCCATCAGTTGAATAACAAGTCAAATTGAACATTTTTAATAATGCACTAAAAAAATCTTCTATTTTTATTTCTGGAAAATATTTTTTAATAGATAAATTTCCAACTGTAACAGTTTGATTTGTATTTTTAGTTATTGTTTCTGTTATATAAGAAAATCCAACTCTTGCACCTAATAATAAAGTAGAATTAAATGTCATACTTGACTCGCTTGAAATTACAAATTTATAAACATCTGCTGTATTTGTATTTGTATATTCATCAAGAAATTTATAATATTGTGAACCAACTATTGAGGTTGCATCTACAGAAATAAAAACCTCATCATTTTTTAATAATGTAAGTGTGTATACTATATTTGCTACTGTAGGGGCTATGTATATCTCTGCTCTATAGCGAGATGTACCACTGGCAAATCTAAAAGTATCATTTGCTAAATTAAAATCTATTAGTAATGTATTTCCAGATTGATTATCATAAGTTATTAAACTTTGTTCAGATCTATATTTAAACTCATCTGAGTTCTTTAAATATAAATAGGCATTTGTAAATCTTGCATCACTTAAAAACGAACCGTTAAAATTTAAGTTTAAAATATTACTATCATTTGAAATCATATTTAAAACTGCTGATAATTTTATAGCAGGAAATAATTCATTATATCTTATTGGATATGCAGTATCACTTATGTTATTTGTAGGGTCTGTTGCACTATTATAATTCCAATATCTATTAGAACTAATTAAAGGAAACATTACATCAGCACTTGTAGCAGCATCTACAACTTTATCTTTTACAACTGAAGCAGTGTACTCAAAATCATAAGTAGTATCTGTTAAATCTTTTAAAAATAAACCGTTAAATTTATCTTTTAAACTACCTAAAGCACCAATAAATGTAATGCTATAATCTTGTGGTTGCCCATCTTTTACATTTGCACTTTCTAATTGTATTTTACCACTTCTAAATGGAATGGTATCTATCTCAATATATGCATCAGCTTTTTTTAATGTACTAAATCCATTATCATTTGAATTTTCGTACCAATGTCTGAATATTTTATTATTTTGTTTTGATGCAGGGACAGTAAATGTTTGACTAAAATCAGTATAGGTTTTACTTATATCATTAACATTTTGAATAGAACTATTAACAGATATTTTTTCATCGTTAAATAATTCTACTCGGTTGTATTCTAATGTAATTGAATCTTTAATGTATATACCAACTACTATCATACAACATCATTTATAAGGTTATAAGCGTATTCAAACTCCATTTCGTAGTTTATCAATTTATCTTTTAAAGATGTCTTTAATTCGATCCCTTGTGTTTTTACGGTTACAGGTTTGTCATCTAACAAAACAGTTTCACTTAATAATAAATCAGTTATTAATTCTGAATAATTCTCATCTACAAATCCTGTATTTAATTTTATAGTTTGTGTTCCATTTATATTAAATGATTTTACTTGCCCTTTAGATGTGTTATAGTTTATTGCACTTGGCATTAATTTATAATCTGTTCCTTTTACTGCAACAGTATTAGTTTGTTGCTTAAAAAAAGTTAAGAATTCCCAACCTCCATATCTATTTATAAAAGTACATTCAACAGGTGTATATTTACATTCTTCATTTATATAAGTATAAATAACATCTACTGCAACTTGTACATTACTTGCATTGTATAAATTTACATCTAATCTATTTCCATCTATAAAATTTACATTTGTTGGATATAATGTCAAAGGTATCTTAAAATTATATATTCCATTTAATCCAGTAATACTTTGTGAAATACTATAACTTTGGTCTAATTTTACATAAATTATATCTAATCGAAATCCAGGAGAAAAATCAACTAAATAATTAACATAACTTTTTAAAGAAGAACTTGATTTTAATATATTTTTTGAAACTAATTTATTAGATAAAAAACCAGGAGTAAAATAATCAAAAATAGCATTTACTCCTTGTGTATAAGTTGTAAATCCATTTACACCTACATATAATACATTAGAAATTTCCGTATAAGTTGTTCCGTTATACCAAGATTTTCTTACTCTAAAATTTACCCATTCATTATTATCTTCATAAGATGGCGAACTTGCTATTTTGGTAGGCTTAATATTGTCAATAAATTCCTTTACATAATTAGAAACATTATAATATGTATCTCTTTGCGTTGTGCTTGGATTGTTTTTAGACAAAGAATAATAACCAGTTTGCCCAACCGTTGGTTCTGTTGCTCCTTTATTCCAAATAGTTAAAATTATTTTACTTCCAGTATGTGTACTGCCTTGTGAAAGTACATCAATTATAAATGGACTTCTTACTTTTACTACTTTCATATTGTATGGTATATTGTATCAATCAATTCTTCATCAACGTAAACTTCTTCTTTGCAAATATCAAATAAATATATACTTGAATCAATTTCTGTATCGCTTTCTATTGTGAAAGTTGGATATTCTTCTTCTTCTTTATATATTTTTATTTTGTGTTTATATATTTTCATTTTATATCTTTTAAATTATAATCTACCATTGTTTCAACATCTTGTCCAAATGCTTTTATTAAATCTACATCTATATATTTTTTATATCCTGCTTCAAATGGCTTTGTGAAAAATAAAGAAGGTTTAATTCCATTTAAAAAGATACTTCTTGCTATTGCGTATTGTAAACCTTTTCTTGATTGAAATTCTCCTTTAGCGTTTCTTGGTGCAATACCTTTTCTTACTATCCATTTGTCAAATGCTTTAACAGGTGGCATTTTATTTTTATAACTATATGGTGTATTGTATTTTTTAATCTTACCAGAAACTCCTTTATCCTGATAAGCACCATATTCTGCCATTGTAAAACCAACTATGCTAAATCCATTTTCAGTAACTACTTCACCATCGATTGAATTATATAATTCTTTAGAACTATTCTTTCCACCTTTGGTTAAATTACTTCTGGATTGTTGGATAACATAATCCCTGAATTTCTTTAAAGTCTTTTCAACTTCTAACATTTGCTCATTTGATTTTGAATTATCATATCAAAAGTAACTGTAACTCCTGCCATTTTATTTTCAAATCTTTCTGTAAAAAATTCACAAGATGGTATACCTGCTAATTCATAATCATCACCAAATTTACCCATTCTTAAAACTTCCAAGAATCTATTAACTACCATTAATTGCGTATTTAAAACATCTTGCTCATTGTCATTACCTAAAAATATATCTGTTGTTAATGATTTACTTTCATCAACTATATCCATACATAATATAGATACATTGTAATTCCAAGTTGAACCTAAATAAGTTGCTGAATTAATTATAATATGACTCAAAGGAAAGATTGTAAGCTTGTTTAAATCAACTTTAAATATGTCTCCAATAGTAACTGTATTTACAAATAAATCTTCCTTTAATTGGTTCTTAATTGCTTGTGTTATTTCGTAATAATGTGATGTCATCTATTCTGTCTTTTAATTAAATCAGCTTCTATTTTATTCTTTTCTTTTTCGAATGTTAGATATGTTAAACATTGATTAATTGGTAATCTTGTAACTTTGTCAAATCTGTTAAGGTCTCCTTGAGCAATAGCATAGATTGAACTATACCATCCCCATTTTTGTCCGAAGTTTGCTGTTGCAGAATATTCTGAACCTCCGTGTCCTTCTCCAAATAGGCTATCGTAGCTTTCAATAATTCGTTGCCTAAACTGTAAAAAAAAACCGTTGCACCTAAACAAACATCTAAAGGAGCAAACTTCATTACTTCTGCATAAGTTATACTTCCATTATAATCTTCAATCTCATAAGTGCCATTTAAGCCCTTCTTTTTAATTGGTCTATACAATACTGCCATTGCTTTATGTATCTCATCCCAATCAGTTATATACGTGTCCAAATCAGTATATTCTCCAAATGTCATTTCATCTAAATTAGGAATGAAACCAAATTCAGTACCACCCATTTTAAACGTAGGTATAAAAGAATGATTCTGGTTAAACATATTACCAATAGATGTAGTAATATCATTTACATCTTTATATTTAATCTGTGCTACTTCTTTTAAATCTATTCCACAAAATACCTGTACCATCTTTTGATGCAGAAATTCTGAATCTTCATTGTCTTTAGCTATCTTTAAAAAAGCTTGATATTGTGAAAGTTTTATTTCACTTAATTTAGTTGGTATTGTTATTTCTAACTTCATTTGTTTATTTTTTTATAATAATAAAATAAAGTCATAATTGTATTAAACAAAAAAAAGCAACCATTTCTGATTGCTCCTTTCAACTATTAACTAACCTTAATTAAATTTCCTTTATATCTATTGCAAAGAAGTTTTGTTTAAACATATCTCTGAATAATGTAATTACCATTTGTTCGTTTTCTGCTATTATTTTAGCATACTCATAATCTTTCTCATTGTCAGCATATCTGTACCAACCTTTAACTTCGTATTGTTTCATAGTGTTTGTTTTAAGATTAAATATATTTTACAAATATAATACTTTTTGTTATTTATATTTTACTTTAACTTTTATTTAACTTTTCAAATAAACACTTGCTACTTCATACATCTTCTGCATCTTTCTAATCTCACCTATATTACGAGGCAAATTAATAACCACTTGTATATCTTTAACGTGATGTATATAACATTGTATTATTGCAATTATTTCTCCGTAGCTCATTAGTATATAAAGTAAGTTCCTTTGTTTGGATTCTCTAAATGTGATGTGGCTGCATATCTCATAGCATCTATTGCGTGATTATAAGCGTCTATTGGTTTATTCATTTTAACTCCTGTCTTATCTACCATCCAAATGTAGTTTCTTAATTCGTTTATTAGATTCTTACTTCTTGATGTAATATATATTTTGTTTTGATTGATTAAATTCAAGCCAAATAAGATACTATCTTTACCTTTGCTAACAGGTAATACATTATGTCCATAACTATTCAACTCGGCTATTGATTTAGGTTCTGCACTATCAGCATAAACAATATCATTAACACTATTTGCTTTTAATAGATTAGATATTTCACTATTCAATAATCCTTTCTTGTATATTACTTCATCAAATATATAAGCATCATTGTATTTATACATTGCAACTAAACTTGTTGGGTCATTTGAATAACCAAAATCCATTCCGTAACATAATATTCTTGCTTCTGTTGGTAAATCTATTTCATTCCAATCTGTAATACATACACCTTCTAAACTACCTGTTTGTCCAAGTCCATATACTTGCCACCAATTTGCCCAATAAGAACTTGTTAATGCTTTTACTTTTGCTGATTTTATTTCTTTTATTATAGTATCACTTAATGCTTCATTGTCTAAATACGTTAATGTAATAAAGTCTACGTTATCTTGTGTTAGTATTTCTTTATCAACCCAAAATGCAGAAGCAGGATTATAATCTAACCATATATCACCTGAAGTTCTAATTGCCATTTGGTAATAGCTTTCAAAGTCTATGTTGTTACATTCATTAACATATAATATGTTACGCCTTGCACCTCTTAACTTGTCAGGTTGGTCTACAGAAAAGAATTCAATATAACTACCATTAGCAAATGTGTACTTTAAAGTAGATTTATTAAACTGGTCATCATTATACCTACCTAATGCCATTATAATCTTTAAGAAGTCTTTTAAAGCACCTCTACGTAAATGTGGTATTGATTCAGATACAACACTTATTTCAAGCATTGGTTCTTTTATTGCTTTATCAATTAACAAAGGAAGTATTCCAAAAGTTTTACCTGCTGAAGTACCTCCTCTAATAACTTTAATACGTTGCTTTAAACGTAATAACTTCTTTATTGCAGTAGTTAATACAAACTCCATATAATAGTGTCTTAAATGTCATCAAAATTGATGTTAAAGATAGGTTGCTCATTTGTTACTGTAATGCCTTTTGTTTCTCTTGGTTTACCTGCATAATAGTTATAAAATAATTGTGTGAATTTAAAGTCACCATTTTCTAATCCTTTTTCTAATGCCATAAATGCTAATGGTTCTAATGCAGTTAATTTTTCAATTAGTTTTACTTCTTCTGATTTTGATTTACGACCTGCAGTTGTATGTCCTCCGTTGAATTTTCTTTTATCTTCCATAATTAAATAAAATTATTATTAATTTAAAAATAAATAAAATCTATTATTGTTTATCTTTAAATCCTTTTTTCAATCTCATTAAATTATTTGCTCTTTTTTTTATCTGTTTAAATTCAGAATCAGTTACAATTCTTTCAGATAAACATTTATCACAATATAAATCTTGAGTAGCACCTGTAGTTATTATTATACTACACAAGTGGCATAGTGTAGCACCTAATCCTCCATTAAGTTTATGAATTGGTTTCATCTTCATCGGTTTTATATTCCCAAAAGTATTCACATTCTAATCCTTTATTAGGAGTATTAACAAAATATGATTGTCTAAACTTACTTGGTTCTGCTTTATATCTATAACACATAGATGCTAATTCGCAGTAGTTTCCTGAACACATTGTTATATCTGGCATAGTTCTTTTTTTAGTTTAATAAAATCTTTGTTTGCTTCCCACCATTTTTTATTAATGGCTTTTATTTTATCTTTATTGTTTGCTCTATATTCCCTCATATAAGTAGCGTGTTCTTCTTTTGTTTTAGTTGGTATGTATATTCCCATCTTACTTATTTAATTGATTACACCAAAACTCTTTTAAACTATTTGGTATTGTTTTCCAAGTGTATAATGGTATGTCTTTCTCTTGACCTTCATTCATCTTATCTATTATTTTATTTTTCATCTTGTTTGTTTTTATTATGTTCTATTACTTTCATATTCATATCGTAGATAGCTTGTAATCGTAGTATCATTACTTCTTGATGTTCTGTTCCTTTTGTTTCATTAAGAAGGTTGTTTAAGTGTTCTATTATTTTGTATTCGTATCTTGCTTTTTCCATTTGTTCTATTCTTAAATTACTTTCCTCTAATTTAATTTGCAATTCTGATATTTTTAAAGTTCTCTTTTTTAACTCTAACTTTAACTGATTGTTATCTTCTGTATTTAAAACGTTTTCTTCTTCCATTTGATTTATGATTGTGTTTTTTAAATATCTTAATTCACCGTTAAACTTTTCGTACATAGAATAGTTGTTTAGTGAATGTATTACAGTAGCGTGATTCTTATTTACTGAATCAGCCATTTCTTGTAATGTCATTTTAGGATTGAAATGTTTAATTGAATGAAAGTATAATGCTCTTGCTTCAACTATATTATGTTTCCTACTGCTTTTACAAACATCTATATTTGTTTCTTGCTTTATTATCTGTTTTATTCTTTCTGTTATTTCCATTTTAAAATAATGTTTGTTCTGTTTTTGATATTAATGTTTTAGCAAATCCAAATTCTTCTATATCACTTAATTTTTGATATTCTTCATTAATCCAATTTTCAGCTAATTTATAAAAATTCTTTTTAATTTCAAATCCAAATGCTTTTCTTTTTAATTCCTGTGCTGCTATTAAAGTTGAACCAGAACCTGCACAAGGGTCAATAACTATATCTCCTTCATCTGTAAAAATATTTATTAAAGTTTTTAAAAGTTCGACAGGTTTTTGTGTTGGATGTATTTTTTCGTTTACATTATCTCTTGGCCAATCAATACAATTAAAAACCATTTTACGATTATTATTAAATTTTGGTAATTTATCTCGATATAAAACTAAACCATATTCACAATTACCGACAATTTTCATATTAGCTTTTAATACTTGTGCAGAAAAGTTTTTTCTAAATACTAAATTAATATAGTTATTTAAACCATATCTTTTACCTAATTGTATTAAATCCATTTGTTGGTCAAATGCACAAAATATAATCATACAAGGAGCATCGCTTTTTTGTCTTGCAACTCCTTCAATTTTTATTGTTTTCTTTTCGGGTTTTAACATTGTACTGCAAAAGTGCATAAATTCAGCAGGCCTAAAATCTTCATCAGTATCAAAAAATGATTTTCCAGCTAATGCACTTTCTCCATTTGTATTGTCTCCATCTTTATACCAAGCAGGATTTGAAGCATAAGCATTATTTCCTAAATTATAAGGAATATCCGCTATTATTAATTGTGCTTTTGGTATAGCATAAGTTTTAAAATTCTGGAAATGGTTATTAAATATTTGTGCTTTTTTCATTTGTTTGTTTATTTTTTATTGTTAAAGTATTCCTCTTAATACATATTGATTTAAATCTACATCGCTATCTTCTCCAAAGAAGTATTTATAGTTTGCTATACCTTGTTCAAGTTTACGTTTACCTTTTTCATAAAATTCATCTGAACATTCAAATATTCCAATATCTAAACTTCCTTTGTCTATGCATACAAAAACAAATTCATCAACTTTAAACATTTCCCGGTAAAGATATGCTTGTAAATCATAACTGTATTTATCTGCTGAATATCTAAATTCATTTAATCCTGTAGTAGTTTTTAAATCTACTATTTGATTTGGTTTTAATATATCTGCTTTAGCTCTAAAAGGTATTCCATCAATCATTGCTATTTCTGGTATCTCAAATTGTGCTTTAGACATATAGTGTACTGCTTCATCATTTCTTAAAATTGCATCAGCTAATCTTTCTGCTGCTTTAATCTCATTTGTAGTGTAAACTTCTAATCCTTCTGCTTTTGCTTCTTTGTATGCTTTTCCTGCTTTTGTTGCTACATCTACAATAGTTAATTCATCTATTTTATGTGGCTCTAAAATCATTGTATGGAATAGTTTACCATCACGTAAAGGTTGTGTTTCACTTTGTCCGTACTTTGTAACGTACTTATACGTTTTAGGACTTGATAGTACCATTTTAAGACTTGATGAAGATAATGCTTGTTTACCTAAATAACCATAGTAGAACTCATCGTTATACATATTATCTATTAGTTCTTGCTTATCCCAAAGTTTGTTGTCGAATGTTTTAATTTTTGTTTCCATTGTTTATTATTAGTTTTAGTATGTAATCGTATGTTGCTATTTCTCTTTCTGTACTATCAATCATTATCTTTAAATGGTCATCAGATGTTAAACTTTGTCCAGACATTAATTCGTTTATGTATTGGAATAATTCCCTATCTAATCCTTGTACTTTAGATTGTATTTTTATTAATGCTTGTTCGTTCATAGTTTTTTTTTATTTAAAACGGACATTCCGATTTTTTAGGTTTTAATATTAATTCTTTGTGTTCTCTTTTAATCTTTTCTTGTATTGCTTCACGAATGAAATTACCTACATCAACATTATAAGACTTCATTTTTTGAATAGTTTTTAATTGTGTTTCTGAAATACGAATAACCTTTGTTTTAGTGTATAGTTGCATAATTGTAATACTTTTATAAGTGTTAGCCAATAGTTACCTGCAAGTGCTACATTCGTACTTTTAAGAACTTTTTGCACCTGCGTATTTAAATAGTTTTTCTATGCTAGTTTTATTACCTCCTATTTTTCCATTTGCTGAAAGTGAAGATTTAGCTTCTTTTTGCCAAACACATTCAAAGTCTTCAGGAGCATTATATTCGGAAATAAAAATACTATGATTTTCTTTAGATTTTTTTCTACACCATTCCCAAAATTCAGTATGATTAAATCCATCTTTATACCCCGTTGTTCCTTCGTATGGCGGGTCACAATAAACAATACTGTTTGGAGGTAAATGCACATCGCAGTAAGGTTTATTATTAAAAATAACTCCTTTCATTTTTACAACTTGCTTTGCCACATTGCTTATTGCTTCAGCTTGGTAATCTCTTACAGTTCCTATTTTGGTTTTAGTTTCTCCTGCAAAGCCACCAAACCATTTGCCACTATAAGAGCAATTAAACCCAACCCATCCCACTAAATATGACGGGTATTTACTTTGATTGGACTTTATTTCTGAATATTCTTCTTTAGTTATTTTTTTAGGAATCCAACCCATAATTAACTCTCTCCACATTTGTATTAAATCAAAGTGAATATCATTTGCAATTCTTTTTCCGTTTACTTCACAAATCATATTCATTCCTCCGCAAAATGGTTCTACATAGTATTGGTCAATTGTTCTTCCTTTTAATATTATCGGCAACATTTCTTTAGCAAACCTAGCTTTACTTCCCATATATTTCATAAGATATTTTGTTTTAAACAAGCCACACCAGCAGGTAACAAGTGCTTGAAGAAATGGCTTTATTGGTTTTTAATTTATAGATTAGTCTGTGTCTGTAATTTTTGTTTTTTATTCGATGATTAGGCATATTTTCACGCCACTTCGCCAAGCCCGAAAACGTTATGTGTAATTGTTATTCATCCAAACTGCCTTGCATATAAGCAACTCTCATCCAATCCATTTGACACATCATATCCTTTGATTCAGTTATTCCTACAAATCTGTGTGTTAATATTTCATCGTTGCTTAATTTATTACCACAACAACTACACATAACACCAGATAAAAGCAATTTTTCATACTCTTTTTCTGATGTTATTCCTAAATTTTTAATTTCTTGTTCCATATTTAATTTTGTTTAAAACTGATTTTATCTGTAACCGTTAAAATAAATTATTTAAATTATCCATTGTTTCATCGTAATTAAGAACCTGTTTAACTTGTTCTTCATAACCATCTGAATCATTCCAGTCTTTTATTAATGCTTCTGCAACTTCAGTTAGTCTATTTCTCATATAAACGTTTTCTGATAAATTAGATAATTCAATGCAGTTACTTAATGTTTCAATAATTTCTTGCTTTGTCATAATGTTTGTTTTAAATTGTTATACAAATATAAACAACTTTTTAACATAAAATACATTTTAACAAAAAATTAACACAAAAAAAAGCTACTGTTTAAGTAGCCTTTGATTAATAATTTTTCGATACACTTCATTAACTGATTCTTTGTTATTACCACGTTTCCAGTTAAAGTCTATAATTATATTTATTCTTTGTAATGCTGATTGTTTACTCTTTGTCATATTGTTTTAATTTTTCGATATAAAGGCTGGCATCAAATAATTCTTCCTGAAGATGTTGTAGCCATTCTAAACGTGTTAAATCTGTTCTATCTAATGTTGTATTGTATTTCTTTATTCCTACTTCAGAACGTTGTTTAAATTGTTCTATAACTGATTCTACTATACTATCTTTCATTTACTAAATCTTTTAGAATGTTGTGTGTATAATTCCATAACCTTTTTAGATGCTTCATATTCTGTAAATTCTATTTTTGTTTTATCTATTTCAAAAGTATATATCTTTAAGTTGTCCGATATTTGAAACTTAATTACGTGATACATTTTTGTATTCTGTATTGGTTGTATAACATAAGCTAAATCATTATTCCAGCACAATCTCATTGCTTGTATTTCATCTTCTTTTGGAGAATACTTTTCTGATTGCTTTTTAGCCATTTGTAACATCCTTTTTAAATATTGATTTTAATATTACAGGTGACCAAGTTTGAGTTAAACATAAATTATAAAGCATTTGCCCTAATTCATCAATATCAATATCATCATTTTCTGTTTCTATTGTTGATGTTTTTCCGTAAGATGTGTAAGTTAATTTCATTAGTCTAATTTTAAAAATTCTGTTTCTGCATATTCACTGAACCATTCACTGTTTTCTTTGTATTTGTCTATTACTGCATTTATAAAAACTAATTCATCTAAAGAACTTGTTTGCAGTTTAGAAACTATTTCTTCTATACTTCTTAATATGTTAGTTGTTGTTTCAGGGTCTGTATTGTAAATGATTTTAAATTCGTTTCTTACTATTTCTTCCAAGTCTTTATTTAAACTATTTATCTTATGTTTAATTTGTTGCTTGTACTGTTGTGTAAAAAATAAATTCTCATTTGATTCTAACAGTAATTGACTTAATATTACTGATTTTAAATATTCTTGTTGTATTGCGTTTACTTCCATTGTTTTGCTTTTGTTAGTTCTAAATATGCTACTTCTTTTTCTATTCTTTGTGTGTTGTAAAATTGTGTTGTTGCAGGATTCTTATTATTAAGTTCCCATTCTGGGATAATTAGATTTAAGTTAAAACTGTATATTCCTTTTGGAGTTGAGTTAAAATACATTGGTGTATCTAAATGCTTTTCACATTCTTGCTTCATTGCATCGTACTTTTTCTTTTCAAGTAGTAAAGTATTGTAATGTGTTTTTCTGCATTTAAGCTCTAATCTATGTCCTTTGATGGGACTGTAACAATCCCACCTTGACATTTGATTCTTAGCTTTAACTAAATCAGGATATACATTTTCTTTTAACCAATTAAATAAATCAACTTCTGACCAGTTATTCATTTATTTTATATTCGTTATATACACGTCTTAATTCATCAAGCTTACCTTTCCAACAACTTGCACAAGAACTTATCTGTAAACGATAGTTAAATACGTTAAAATAGATGTCTGATACTTCTTGTTGTTCTATTGCAGTTAATGTAGTTTGTTGTGCAGATAAATACTTTGTTAGTTTATTATAATCTGGTTCATTTAAACAATTAATATTTCTGTTGTATGGGAATAAATTATTTAACTTTTCTTTTCTTTCATCACATCCGCAATCTATACCTGTTGCTTCGCTGAACATTTCAACTGCTTTTTTAATTCCTGTTACTTCGGTTAGTTTTTCTATTGAATCTCCTAATCCTGCTGATTTTCTTTTTGCCATAATTAAATTAATGTTAATTGTTTTTCTATTATTTTATTTCCTTTTTTAATATTATCAACTGCCCACAATGGTTGAAAATTAGTGTAATGATTTAATCTTATTAATTCATCTTCATCTTTTGCAAGTGATACAGGATAAATATGGTCTAAATGCCATTCTCCAATATTACTCCAATTCATTCCTTTAGTAAATTTATTTTCTAAATGTTGTTTAAATTCTTCAAAAGAACATCCTAAAATTTGATATGTTTTAGAATTTTTAGAATAACCATTTCTTCTAAAAGATTGTTTTATTAAAGTTATTGTGTTATTAGTTAACTTAAATAAAGAATCAACTTTTACTTTATTACTCCTCCATTCATTACGATATTTTTCAATCTTTTCTTTATTTTCTAAATAATGTTGTCTTTTATAATTTGCAATTTTTTCTTTATTTTTTTCACTATAACTTTTATTTAATTCAGCAATTTTTTCTTTATTTTTTAATTTATATTCTTTCTGATAAATTTGTTCTTTAGTCATAATTAGTATATCATATTATAATCATTGTTTACGTAATCGTCATATTCTTTTTGGAATTTCTGTTTAAGTATTTGTTTATAATTCTTAATTGAATGAAAAATAGAAATTAAACTAATTGTAGTTTCTGAAGCAATATCACGCATTGACATATCACTATCCCGATATAATTTGAATAATTTTTTATCGTACCATCCCCAGTTTTCTAATTCGTCATCAATTAACATACATATATCATTATATGCCTTGTGTTCTTCTATGTTTGAATCGTCAAATAATTCCCAACAACCATCAATAGGTACTTTTGTTATTTTCATTTTCTTATTGTAGAACTGAAAGAACAAAGATTTTAAAGTGAAGAACATATAACCTTTTCTGACTTTACCATTTGAGTCAATAAGTTTAGAAGCATCAGCATATTTTATTAATGCTATATAACTTTCCTGCACTATATCTTCTGCATAATCATATTCACCAAATTTATGGATAATTTCAATCCATTCTTTGTGGTGTTTTGCTACTTGTTCAAGCCATTTGAAGTTGTCCATATAAATGAAAATGATATTATTAATATTAGAACCTGTATTGTGTGTTCTGTTTCGTCATCAAATTCATCATCATTGTACAATGCACCAAGCATTACACCTTTAATCGGATTTATAATTATTTCACAATCGTAAAATTGTGCTATTATAAATGCAGTACATAAAATAAAACCTAAAGTTAATAGTATCATATTAAAATAATTTTGCGTTTACTTTTGCTGTTTTCTTTTCAGATATTACTTCTTTTAATTGGATTGAAAAATCAATATGTGTTAATTCAGAATCAACTTCTAATAGTTCTTCAATGCAATCAGCTATTGGAGTCAAATTATATCTTGCTTCCATATCTGTTAATTCTTGTAAATATACAAGTTTTTCTTTTAAATCTTTAAAAAAACTTATTAACATTTTATTATCTGAATGATAAAGTAACATTCTTTCGTTTGATACTTGTAATTCTTCTAAATGGTTTTTAATTGTTGTTTTCAAAATATGTCTTTTAATGGGTCATAAAATGCTCCTTCAACTTGTGGCAATCCAAAATTATTTACTTTAAAACTAAAGTTTTCAAATGGTGCGTTTCTTGAGCGTTTACAACTTACGGTTACTAATCCTTTATTTACTGTGTTTAATTCTAATTGTATTTGTGTTTCTGTTTTCTTTTCTAAAAATGAACCTAAATGTCCTGTTGGTTTATCTGTTCCAAAGTTAGAATGTATTACTGTTACTATGTGACAATTTAACTCCTTTGACCATTTCATTAACTTTTGGACAACTGCATTGCTTTCCTCAATATTATTTACATCACTACATAAATCTGCTATTCCATCAATTATAACTAATCCTATATCTGTTGCTTCAAGTTTATCATAAAGGTAATATTCTATAAATTCAACTCTATCTTTAAAACTTAATTGCCTTAATGCTAAAGTATGGTATTTATTTGTTTTTATTCCAGTCATATCAATAGGTCGTTTAAACACATTTGCAGCGTGGAAATTGCCTTGTTCAGTGTCAAAATGTATTAGGTGCTTATTATCTCTATTTGCCTTTAAATCGCCTCCAAATTGCTCTAATTCATCTGCTAAATATATTGCTGATAATAATGACACAAAGAATGTTTTTTTTGATTTAGGAGGAGCTTGTACAAAACTAAAATTACCATAAGTTCCTATTGGAGTAGGATATTCTATTTTGCCATCTTTAGTTTCATAACTTTTAACACCAAATGAAATTGCAGGTTTTGGATGTACTATATTTTCTAATGGATTAATAAAGCATTCAGCTTCAAAAACTTCCATTAATAATCTCTTTTCGTCTTTATTTAATTCCATTTGTTTGTTTGTTTGTTAAAAAAGGGAACTTTTACATTCCCTTTGAGTATAATTTTAGGTAGACTAATCCCTAAATTAATAATTAATTAGAAAGGTAAATCTGATTCTACTTCTTCTTTAGTTGCTTCTGCTTTTTTATCAGCAACTGAAATAGTTCCATTTGTCCAGATTACATTTCCATTACCTAAATACGTTTTAGGCTTTTTAGCTTCTCTTTCTTCTTTTGTTTGACTATCGGTTAAAGAAACATTTTGTCCCCATTGGTTAGATTCATCA